CCTCTCGTTTATATCTATGAGAGAGGGATGGAGATGAGGGTGGTGGTGTGGCTCCCATTTCGAGGGGATGGAGGGCCTCGGGATCGGATCTTCCGGAGGGTGCTCGAGGAGGTGGAGGAGCTCGATCTCGAGGTGATCGTGGTCGATTCCGGTGATGAACCGTTCTCGATCGCCCGATCATGGAACCTCGCCGCCGAGAGATCCGGCCGGTGGGATGCCGCCGTGATGTGGGGAGCCGATTTCCTCCTCTCTCCTCCCTGGGCCATCCTCGAGGCCATCGAGTGGATGGCCGATGAGCCGGGAGCTCCCGGAGTGATCTTCGGATTTGAGGAGGCCATGAGATGCTCGGCCGCCGATACGGAGCTCCTCCTCGAGCATCGCCCGGTGAGATTCCGGCCCGACGCTCTGCCACCGGGAGGCCCTCGATTGGTGAGCCGAGGAGTGTGGGAAACGGTGGGAGGATACGATCCTCGGTTCATCGGGTGGGGCCATGAGGATCGGGTGTTCCGCCACTCGATCGATGTTCTCGGATTCACCGTCGATCGGGTGCCGGGAAAGATGTTCAACCTCTGGCACCCACGCCGGAACCAAACTCCCGGCTCTCCCTACTACTCCAACCAAGATCGAAACCATCGGATGCTCGAGGAGTTCAAGGCCATCACCTCACCCGATGCTCTCCGGGCCGAGATCTCGAGGATTCGTAATGGCCGCCCGGCCTAGATTCGAGACACCTCCCACCACTCGAGCTCCCTCCTGGGCCCGGGAGATCTCCGCCGCCTCGAGGCTCATGGGAACACCGTTCATGCCGTGGCAAAACAAGGCCGCCCGGCTCATCGGTGAGCTCACCTCCGATGGCCTCCCGAGGTGGAGAACGGTGATCGTTACGGTGCCACGCCAATCGGGAAAGAGCTCGGTGGCCAAAGCCTCGACCCACGCTAAAGCCATGAGGCTCCCGGGAGCCGAGATGTATGGCACCGCTCAAACCCGGCTCTACGCCGTGAGACACCTCGAGAAACTCTCCCGGGCCCTGGGCCCTCGAGTGAAATCCCGGCTCGGTGTGGGAGCCGAGAGGATCTCATGGCCCAATGGCTCCCAATATGAGGTGATTGCTCCCACCGATTCCGGAGGCCACGGAGACTCGATCGATTGGATGCTCATCGATGAGGGATGGAAACTCGAGAGGGCCGTTCTCGGAGGAATCCGCCCGGCTATGGCCGCCCGGCCACACTCCCAAATGCTCATCATCTCCACGATGGGCACCGTCGATTCCGAGGTGTGGAATGAACTAGTGGAGATGGGCCGGGAGAGTGTGGATGATCCCTCCTCGGAGATCGCATATCTCGAGTATTCGGCACCCTCGGAGGAGGCTGTGTTCGATGAGAGGAAATGGGGAGAGTGGATGCCCGCCCTCGGCCACACCCTGGGGAAAGCTCACATCCGGGCCGATATGAAGATCCTCTCCCCGTCCGATTTCGTGAGGGCATATGGGAATCTCACGGTTCAATCTCTGGCCATCGTGTTCCCGGAGGAGTGGTGGGGCCGCCAGATGGTGAGTGCTGTGGAGCCGTCCGATCGGATGGTGCTCGGAATCGATGTGAATGATGATCCCTCCGGAGCCTCGATCACCTCCGGCCACCTCACCACCGAGGGAGCCGTCGTCACCCGGCTCCTCGAGTGGAGGTTCGGATCTCCGAAATGGGTCATTACCACCCTGGCCCAAATGACGGAGAGGAGGAATGTGGAGGCCATCGTGGGAGATTTCGGTGGGCCCTCTCGAGCTCTGCTCACCGAGATCTCGAATCTATGTGAGGCCCGAGGTGTGCCGATGGTCGATCGGAAACCTCGGGATCTCGGAGCCGACACCGTTAATTTCCATGATGCTCTCCGGGAGGGCTCGGTGTTCATCGAGAGGAATGAGCACCTCGAGGCCGCTCTCCGAGGAGCCTACCGAAAGAACATCGGAGATCTTTGGGTGCCACACCGGAGGAGGATGGCTGTTGATCCCACACCGCTCCTCTCAACCATCATGGCTTTCGGGATGGCTCGAGAGTTCGCTCTCACACCGAGGCTCCCGGCCATATGGTGAACGGATCTCGGCCCGGGAGGGTAATCGGAGAGAGTGGGGAAGTTCCCTCCGAGCTCACCCGGGCCGAGCTCGAGGAGGCCGTGGATGTGGCCGCCGCCGAGCTCCGGAACGTTCTCGAGTGGCTCCTCGAGGTGGTGATCCCCGAGGATGATCCTCGATGGATGCCGGTGAGCCGTTACCAATGACACCGATGTAATCACACTTCTGTCATTCCCGGGTGTTAGCCTCCCGGCCGTGAAGATGTTTGGCCGTGACATCCGGTGGAGTGATGAACCCGAGCTCGAGGAGAGGGCCCTCGAAACCGTCACCGTTTCGGATCTCGGAGTGGCTTTCACCCTGGCCCAAACCGAGATCCTCGGAGGGAGCTCGGAGCAAACCTCCCTCCCGGCCGTTTACCGATCCGTTTCCCTCATCTCGGATCTCGGAGCCTCTCTCCCTCTCGAGGCCATCGGCCGGAACGGTGTGGCCGAGCCGTTCCCACCTCCGATCCTCGAGCACCCAAACCCGGCCGAGACTTATAACACCACCCTCCGAAAGATCTTCACCTCTCTCCTGTTCCGAGGAAACGCCTATCTATGGGCCCGGACTCGAGACTCGATCGGGAACATCACCTCGGCCTATGTGCTCAATCCCGATGAGGTGAGTGTGGCTTGGGATCGGGCCGAGCTCTATCCCCTCTATTCGTGGAGGGATCGCCCGATGGAGGTGAATCGTGAGATCTTTCCCATCTCGATCAACCATTGGCCCGGCCGCCTAAAGGGTGTCGGCCCGATCGAGGCCGCCCGGCTCATGTTCTCCGGGATGAGATCCGAGGCCCGGATGGCCCGGAGGATCTTCGAGGATGAGGCCACACCCACCGGGATTCTCAAGGTGCCGAGAGCTCTCACTAAGCCGGAGGCCGAGGAGGTTCAAGAGATGTGGGAGGAGAGCCACGCCGGGAGGAAACGCCCGGCTGTTCTCTCCGGAGGAGTGGAGTTCGATCCGATCACGATTAATCCCGTCGATGCCCAATTCATCGAGCAACGCAATTTCTCGATCCAAGAGGTGGCCCGGCTGTTCGGTCTCCCTGGGTATTTCCTCCTCGTTCCCTCCGGGGATCCCCTCACCTACTCCACCACCGAGGGCCTAATGAGGATCTTCCTCACCACCACTCTCAATCCCACCTACCTCGAGCCGGTGGAGGAGGTGTTCTCGCTCATGCTCCCGGAGGGGATCACCGCACGATTCAACGCCGCCGAGCTCCTCCGGGCCGACACCCAAACCCGATACGCCGCATACCAAGCCGGGCTCGCCGCCGGATTCCTCACCATCGATGAGGTGAGAGCCACCGAGCATCTCCCGGGAATTGAGCCATCGACCATCCGACCGAGGGAGGCCACCAATGCCGGAGAATGAAACCAACATCATCGATGAGGGCCCGGAGCTCGAGCTCGAGCTCCGAGATCTCGAGGCCCGGGAGATCGTGGGCCGGATCATTCCCTATGGGGAAACGATCACCGTTCGAGGCCGCCCGGAGCGTTTCGTGGCCGGAGCCCTGGCCAACATCCAAGCCTCCGATATTCGGCTCCTAGCTTTCCACGATCGGCACCGTCCGATCGGCCGAGCCACCCACCTCGAGGAGAGGGAAGATGGGGCCTACGCCACATTTCGGGTGGCCAACACCCGAGAGGGTGATGAGATGCTCGAGCTCGCCCGGGAGGGTGTGCTCTCTCTCTCACCCGGATTCATGCCCGGCCGCCAAGATCGGGATGGCACCCACCGAGAGCTCCGGGCTCTCCCGGAGGTGTCACTAGTTACATTCGGCTCCTATCGGGGAGCTCGAATCCTGGCCGTTAGAGAGGAGAACCCAACGATGCCAGAAATCAACACACCCGAGATCGAGCCCTCCGAGGCTCCCTCGGAAACCCGAGAGCTCGAGGTGAGGATGGAGGAGATCTCATCCACCCTCGGCCGCCTCGAGTCGATCGTGAACGCTCCGGCTCCACGCCGGAGAATGGATGTCGGCCCTCGGCCGTTCGATTGGTTTCGAGCTCAAATCGATGCTCTTGCCGGGAGGCTCGAGAGGAGAGATCGGCTCGAGGCCGAGTGGGCCGAGTTCCAAACCCGAGTGGCCTCCGGTGAGCTCGAGCTCCGGCAGCTCGAGGACATCACCGGGGATTATCCCGAGGCTGTTCCGGCCGATGACATCTCCGGATTGGTGCTCGAGGAGTTCATCGGGAGCCAATTGGTGAATGTGTTGGATACACGCCGGAGGCTGTTCTCCCGGCTCGGATCGTTCCCGATGCCGAGGAGTGGCCACGCCAAGATCCCGGTGGTGACGCAACACACCGAGGTTGGTGTGAGAACCGGCCAGAAAGACCCGGCCAATTCCCGAAAGATGATCGTGACCACCTCCGGATTCGATGCCGTGTGGTTCGATGGGGCCGTGGACATCGCCCTCGAGGTGATCCGGATGGCCGAGGTTGGTGTGGTGGAGATGGTGTGGAATGATCTCCTCGGCCAATACGCCATCGCCACGGAGGCCGGAGTGGTGGCCACGATCGAGGCCGGAGCCCTCGGATTCGTCTACACCGGAACCGCTCTCGATGTGACGGATTATGAGGGATTCATCACGGATGTTGCCACCCAAGCAATCGAGGTGGAGGAGGGCTCGGGAGCACCGGCCACTCTGCTCGGTGTCACCAACACCCAATGGATCTCGATCCTCACCATGATCGATGCCGATGGCCGGAGACATTTCGCCACGATGGGCCCGAGCAACGCCGATTCCTCGGCCGCTCTCAACGCCCAATCGATCTCCCTCCCTGGGGGAATCGATGTGTTCCGGGTGCCGGGCCTCACCCAAGCCGTTCTCACCAACACCGAAAGCCTCAAGGCCGCCGATGGTGGGCCGGAGAGGGTGGAGGCTCTAAATGTGGAGCTCATGGGCCGAGATCTCGGCATCCTGGGCCGAACAATGTTCGTGCCTCGAATCCCGGCCGGTGTGGTGGTGTTCGGAACCGATCCCGTTTCCTAATCCCCACTCATGGCAT